TTTTTGGTGAATCTTCTGTCGGAAAATCGACTTTCACGGATGTCATTATGGCCTCCATTTTGAAAGCGAATAAATTTCCTTCTGAAGATAAATTCACTATTACTTTAAATCCTGATGACAAACATATGTCCAATATGAGATCCTACATCACCGGTATCAAAATCGATGATTACGGAAATTCTAAATTGGATTTTGTAGATATTGCTCCTTCCGATTGGTTGGTGCAGATCTGTAATAACATAAAGCGATATGCTATTATGGCAGATTTAGCAAATAAAGGTAAGGTTTCTATTGAGCCTGCCTGTGTTTCTATAACTACAAATGTTGAAGATTTATTAGCCCATCAAGTTTCAAACGAACCCGTATCTATAGGTCGTCGTGCACATGTGCACATCGACTTAAAAGTACGGCCTGAGTTTCGTGGAACAAACGAAGATGGTACAATGAATCACATGTTGGATTCTGATAAAGTATTCGAGAAGTATGGAGATTCTTGCGATATCCAAGACATTTGGATGGTAACGGTACGTGTACTGCGTATCATTCCATCAGGTGTTCAGGGTAAGCGAGTTGCTCCTACTTTCGAATTTGAAGACATGCCAGGCATGACAAATGTCTCTATTTTCCAATTTCTTGAGTTTGCTCTAGCAAAGTCTAAAAAGCATTACGCTGTACAAGACGCTATTGTTAAGCAACAAACTAATTTGGGAGAAAAGATTCCATGGTGTGAAGAATGTAATAAACCATCTCAAGTGTGTGGCTGTAAAAAGTCAGACACCGAGGATGAAGTTGCATTTGAACCACATTTTGGTATTGCTCTGGCACATACATTGAAAACATATTCTGATAAATGGACTATTGTCGCCGAGCGCAAGTCACGATTTTTCGCGGCTCGCGCAGAAGATATTACGAATAAACAACTCATTTCTTGGTTGAGGTGGTTTGAGGATTCGAAATATGCACAATGGACCAATTATGTTCCTGATGACTGGATCTCCAGCGATCTTATGAAGGGACTGATTATGTTTTTGAACACAGATATACTTAATATTCGTATTAAGAGAGCTGTTATAAATTACTTTATCGCCACTGGCTTTATTATTCTTTTTATTTCCTGTTTTTCCCTCGCCTTGGCGGGGATAATAGGTTTTGGAATGTCCTTGGGCTTTGTTTCATATTACGCTACAATTGTAGAAAATGTGAAGGAAGCCTATTACAATGAAGTTAAGCGGCGACGCGATATTATGCCGGAACTATTTGTAGATGTTCGAGAGAATCATCTCAAATATGTTTGCGGAACTATTGCGGGTTTCTCAGTTATCTGGGGTTGCGTTAAAACAATCCAAGCTTTTCGCTCAATGACTTCTATCCAAGGAGTATTACAGCCGAAGAGTATTACAGAGATTAAACAGAGAGAGACAGAAGAAAATGTTTGGCTATCAACTGCTACGAAAAAGGTGGCAGGAGTATATCCACACGATATTGATCATTATGAAGGTATCATACAAAAGAGTATTTGGTATTTCAGTTACGAAGTACGCGACAAAATTCGCTTTTGTGATGCTTTCATGGTGCGGACACATATATTGATGATCCCTTATCATATGGTGCCTGAGTTTAGCGTTCAGGCCACTATTAAGAAAAGGGGGCAATCGATTAGTTTTATCATAGATCCTTCGCGTGTTCAACGCATGCAAGGAACAGATTTAGCTTTAGTGTACGTAGCCAATAGTGGTGATTGTCCTAATCGAATGAGCTTATTTGCTGACGAGGTTTCTCCTAGGAGTGTACCTTGCGTCAGTTATTATGTTGATGAGGATGGCAAAACATCTACTGATCGGTTTCTGTGGGCGCCGAATGAAACAGTTACTAATGGACTTCACACTTTTAGAGGTTCATATTATAGTATGTCTCAACCCACCTTTGGTGGCCAGTGTATGACTTGTTGTGTTTCGGAGGGAAAACAACATCATATATTAGGTTTCCATTTAGGTGGGCAAACAGGACTTGTAAA